CTATGCCCGCCGTCTTTAAGACCGACACCCGTTATTTCATACAATGTTCGTGTATCTCTGACTGTCCAGAAAGGCCAGGGAATAGGATTAGGCTTGTCACTTGTTTGTCTCCAAGCATTCTCCATTACAACTAAGTCAAAAGGTGCACCATTACTCCATACAGCACGACGATTCCAACAGAACTTATAAAGGGTCTCCATGCACTCTTTAAATGGCACACGTCCCCCGTCTCCCATAGCTTCTTCAAGGGCTTCAGGACTTTGCTCACTCCACCAGCGTAATGTATCTTCGTTGATGCTTCTCCCATAAATCTCTGTTTGATCCTCAACTGTAGGTCTTAACTCTAATCGTTCAACTACACCACTGCCCTTAGGGTCGAATCTTACTGCACCGATAGTTAAGATAACACAATTAGGTGTCGTATCTAAACTCTCAATGTCAATCATTATATCATTTGCCATATTATGCCTGTAACGTTTTCCAAATATATTTCTTCTCTAAGTAATCTTGTAACTTAATTGCTTCATCTTTATTATTGAATGCTACACCTTTAACTGTATACATATCTTCTAGGTATCTAGCATATTCGCCGTTACTATCTCGCATCCACCAGTATTCATCTACCCACATAATATCTATTTCACCATCAGATATATCTAATACAAATCCAGCTTCTTTCACTTTCATATCTTTAAACAACAAGTCTACTAATAACTTTTTTGTTTCAAAACGTCTAATGTTATCCCAGCTAGGCCATGATACTATAAATTTACCTTTTTGTAAAGAGGTTATGGGAAAGGGTGTATTGTTCATTGGAATTTTAGTAAAAATATTAGGTACTTCTTTTCGTCAACAATCTCATAACCATCTGTTATGTTACCATTAACAATGTTCATCTTTAGTCCATATTGTCCGACTAGGTAATCTTCAAAGTCATATGCATCAAACTGTTTGTTCTGTGACATGTATTCTTTGCGAACCTTCTTTAATGCTTCCCAATAGTTCCAACGATTCTTTCGTCTTTCTATTTCTGGGTCATCGTCATCATAATCTTGTATATGCGGTATTGTTGCCATCAACTCCACCTCAATATGAATAATAGTCTATCATGTTCGTTCTTAAAAAGATATCTACTACGGGTTTCTATACCTTCAACTATTCCAGCCAATGGATCCGTACCCAATTTATACCAAGTTTCATTCCATAGACCAATATTATCATTACACCATTGATCTACTTCCGGCCAATCATGTGTAGTGTATGCTGAAAACTTTAATCGTTCATAGAAGTTAGGATAACTCATGACCACCTCAAGGTAAACATAATATAATCTCTCTCGTATCTGAATTTAAAATTAACTGTACTTGTATCACTTACATACCATCTACAATGTCGTTCACATTTACCTACGTTAGCATATACCCAATCGATTATTTCAAGGTATTTGTTAATATGTTTTGCGTGTACGGCGCATTCATACCAACCGGGTTTAGTGTGCTCCCATCCATTTACCTCATCATAATGATCAAACATTATTCCCATCTTAGACTGAACCACTCGGCATCTTGTTTTTTCTCAAAAATAAATCGTGTACCTAAGTTTTTCCACTCACCAGTACAATTAGTATCTATCCATTCTATAATATCAACTGCTTCAGTGCCGTTACTAAATCTTTTCAATTTAACACTAGTCCAACCCAATGCAGACAATAACACTTGTGTGTCAATATCCTTTGCCAAATGGTCACTAGCTTGACTGATAATTTCTTCTGATATGTTCATCCCCACCTCAACATAAAATAACTAGCATTACTCTCATTATAAAAAGTAAAAATTGCATGTCTCCCGACTACAGGATCGTAACTAAAATTATCATAGACAGGTTTATGATAGGCAAAATCAAAATCAACACCTGTTACCCAGCCCATTTCTCTTAACTCTTGTAGTATATCTAAAAGTCTATGTACAGTAATTTCATCAAGTCTCACACTAACCATATCAACCGCATTTTAGCTCAAATAATATAGCATCACGTTCATCAAGAAAATAGAAATCCATATATTCCTCGGTTGCGTGTGTAAGATATCTATTACCGGGCAATCCAAATTGTTCTACTGCCCATGCACAGGTTTCATTCCATGTAGGTATGTCGTGATTTTCTTGCCATGAAATACGAACTCTAATACCCTGCGGTTTTGAGTGTGTCTGTAATTTGTTGTTTAAGTTGTTCATCACGGTTAAATTTAATCTTCCATAACTCAGGATTAATATAATCAATAACTATTTTTACTTGTGCTTCGTTTAGTTTATCTAAGAATTGTATGCCGCTCTCACTACAATATAACATCCATGGACTAATCTTGCCCGTTGCTATCAATAAACATATGCGATTTGTATTGCCATAACGCAAATAATCTTTGGGCTGTATATTATCTTTTTCTGCCCAATCGATTGTAGTTTCTACACTACGATGAATAGCATCAAACGCATCTTCTATCTTAAGATACTCAACTAGATATCTAGTATAGGTAGTATCACTACACCAAGTGTCAATCTTAATTTGATTCTTCAGTAACCAATCAACGAATCTACTTATATTGATTGCGCTTACATTGACACAGTAATTACCAAACTTAACAAATGCAATATAGTATGCACTCTTAATAAATTCTTCGTAGGTCTTTTGTTTTTTAGTTGCTGTATTCTTTTTGTAGAATTGCACCCATGCTTGAAAGCCGATACGATTACCTTGTTTGTCTTTGTTTAAATATCTATCTTTAGTTTCACACATGTGCTTCATTATAGTGCTTTCCCGCAGGAACACACGCTTACAAAACTCACAACCAAACTTCATTGGCTCATCAGTTGCCGAGGTCTCTTTCATATTCCCGTATCTGTTCGTCTGTTATAACTTCGCTCATTACTTCAATGTCAGCTTGCTTCATGTTTGGGAACAATTCAGCTAAACGACATTTCTTCTTGTGGTTCTCTACAAAGACCTGACTTACTTCTTCAATGTCACTTGTGTTTGCTTTGGGATATATCTTCTTATAATATTCTCGTATATCTTTAATCTTTGCAGGTGCTTGCAATCTGCTTACTTTAAGACTGATGTTAGGTATCCATTGATGAAACTGTTTACCTACACCAGGACTAGCCGCACATAACATCAACCATTGTAGTTTAGGATGCTTATACACATACTCATTAAACAGATGCTTGTTAGCATGATAATCAATGCTTTGTAAGTAATAGTTCTGAACATCACTAGATCCTTTAACTGCACTCATCCATTGAATCAACATAAAGGGTACAAACTTCTTACGCTGATTTTCACTCAATCTATCATAGTAACCATAGTCTTTCTTATCTAATGCCGCAAGTGCATCAAATAAGTCAAAGTCTTGACTTTCTAATTTTTCATCTTGTGGTACATTGAGTTTTTTAGTTGCCATCAGAACGCCTGGGAATAATCTACAATCTCACAATTACGACTAATCTCTTTAACAAAGTATACACATCGTGGTCTAGGACCATCATCAATGGGTACACATAAGAATTGTCCGTTCTTTAATCGAGGTGCATACCATGTTACATCGTGGTAAATGTCTACAATCTCAATGGACAAGAAGCTAGGACTGAAACTAGTTAATGGGTTAAATTCAAACGCATTGAACCCTCTGTCATTGATACTAGTAAGAGGCAATGTCTCTAAATCACCATGTTCTTTTTCACCGATCAATATCTGCCAATCAACAGGCATCTTAATTGTTTTTTCACCTATCTTCAATACAAGTGCAGGAGCACTAAATGATTCTAAAAAGATAAGTGGGATATAATGATAATCTACATTCGATGGATTACTATTGTCTAGTATCGCAAAACGAAGGTCATCAATTTCTTCGGGTAGTGTCTCTAAATTATAAAATTCGTTTTCTAGTGTTAATATACGCATATGTGTATTGTATCATTTATATTTAAGTTTTTCAACATCAAACGGGTAGTTCGCATCTTTATAGAATGCTTTCCGTTGTGTTAAATGTCGTTTGGCAAATTTACAGCTTGATGTAATGTCCCAAATCTGCACAAAGTCTTTATCTTCTGCCTTACGAATGCCTCGACCAATTGATTGAATTACTCTAACAAAACTCTTACCCGGTTCTAATAGCATCACGTTAAAGATACGAGGAATGTTAATACCAACTGCGGCAACACCGTAAGTAGCAATAATAATCTTATTAGTTGCGGTAGCAATATCTTCATAGTGTTCTGTTCTGGTAGTACCTTTAGTTCCACCTGATACAAAAACTACGTTATCTTCGGGTACACCCAATTCTTCTAGTTTCAAATGTAGCAATTGTCCTGCTTCAATTCTATCAACTAGTATCAATGTGTTTCCTGTATCTTTAACTGTATTTGCTAACTCAGCAATTTTCTGCATTCTTAATCCATCACTGGTCAAGAATTTAAGTTCACTTTGATAGTTAGTAAACTCCATACTATCTTGTAGTTGAACGATGTTTACATGGCACTGTGAGAGTACGCCCATCTCTTGTAGTGTGCTTGCTGACAGTTGATTAATGACAGGACCCAAACTAACAGTCAATGACATTGATTCAGCTTTTGCTTTTGGAATAGTTCCAGTCAAGCCCCAGCGTAATGGAATCTGACTCATTACTCCAGTTAACAATGATTTAAGTACATCTGCTTTAGCTTGGTGTACCTCATCCACAATCACACATACTACACCTTCGATAAAGTCTTGAAATGGAACTTCTGCTTCATCATTTTTAGTTTTCTTTAACATATTACCAAGACTTTGCCATGTACAAATTGTATGTGTCTTATCGTATTCTTTGCGTCCACCATAGTATACACCTACGTCTAATCCCAAGTTGATGTAATCTTTTTCTGTTTGTGTAACCAAACTAGTGTTAGGTACAATAACAATACTACGACCATATTGTTCTATACAACTTGATAATGCGGCCGTAACTAGTGTCTTACCAGCGCCCGTTGCAATCTCTTGCAATGACTGTGGGTTCTTCAAATAGTTATTGATAATTTCGATTTGATAGTCACGCAATATAACAGGTTCACCTGCTACCGGATGACCTGCAGGCCATGTTTTGTGTTTGAATGTATCTTCGGTTACTTCTGTGAATGAAAAAGTAGTTGAATATTCCCTAGTATCTTCTAGTTCAATATCGTAGTCTGCTCGGTCAAGTACTGGAAGAATTTCTGGTAGTAAATTGATATAAGTGCTTCCACTTAGACTAAAATAACTTGTCTTACCATTCCATCTGCCTAATCGGACACTTGGCAAATATCGTGCGCCGGGAACTTCAAACTCAAACATCTTCATAAGTAGTTTGCGTTCACTTAGTTCGAGTCCTTCAATTTTCACATTGACTTCATCTTTAACTATAATTTTACATTGTTTCATTTAATATCTATTGGTTGGGAATTTACTAGTTGAACTACTTTACCAACCTTAGTTGGTTCACTATCTATATCTCTTCCTGTTCTAAATCTAATTACTACGGGAAAGTTGTATTTACCAGTATTAGATTTATGTTGAATAGACCATTTATGTTCAGGATCAACTTTTATATTTGTTTTAATTAAGCTAGCTTTGAGATTTTTTATAACATCTGTTAATATTCTATTGCCAGTGAATACTACATAGTCACATCCTATGTCTTTTAACCAGGGTACTATATTTAGTACATCAGTTACTTCCATACTGTAAATTCTATTAGCTATAAACTGTTGTTTCTTATCAGTAGTGTCATAGAGGGACTCATCAATATGTACCCCATAATAAACCAAATTTGCTATTGTTGTTGGGTTAGTATCTAATACCATATCACCCAATGCTTCATCTAATTGTTCGGTAGTTGCTACAATAAAAAGATTGCCGTTTATTTGTTTTAAAGTGGGTTGCCAATATTTAACCGTTTCATATTCTTTTAATGAATCAAGCAAACCAGTAACGATATCGCAATAATGAACAATTTTAAAAAACTTAATCGAGGTATTTACTACCAATTTCAATGAATGTGTGCTAAAGTCGGCTGAATATTGTTTACGTTCTTTATCCCAAACAAATATGTTTGTATCTTCTTTTCTAAACGCATCAATAAAATTCTTGTTATATGGACACTTGAAAATAATCTTGTCGTTCTCAATAGAAATATGTCCATCAGTATATTGCGGGGCACTTTCAATTACCTGCATGGTCCATGGTAAATGAATTAATGTATCAGCATCCAATTCATGTTTACTCAATTGTCGTCTATATTTGTATATAATTTTATAAAACAATTCCACTTGATTAGTGGTTACTTGTTTTAATACTTGTAGGCTTTCAACAAACTTTTTATCAAATCTGCTAAGACTAATATTAGCCATCATAAAGTGGGCAATGTGTTCTGCTGTTTTTAGTTCTACCATTTTTATATTATATAGATTGTTCAACGTATTTACAAGTATAAAGGCAAAAAAGGGGAACATGTGTTCCCCGAAAGTCAAGAAGAAATTTATCGGAGAGGACTTATTGACATTGCCTCTACGCACACTGCAGGGGTTATGCTTTCATACAAGTTGTCTTAGCAAGATTCTGCCAGTTGTTGGGGCTGATCTTAACCAAGTCTGCAATTTTCAAACACATACGCAAGGACACTTCACGCAATTTAGTATGATTGGCCCACATAAAGTCAATTACAGTTTGTGATTGCTCATCAGTAAAATCGTAGTCTTTGAACAGACCACCATCAGCATCACGATGTACCTGCTTGATACGCAACATTTTGTCACGATCACCATCAATAGTCAAGTCAAGAAAGTGACAACGTGACTGCAATGCTTCTAAGTGGTCCTGCAATTTCTTAGATTT